GCTGTTTTACTATCCGGAAAAAAGAAAGCGACTGCAGAGATATCGATCTTTGATGAAAGATCGATACCTACAAAACATTTCTTTCTTTCTAATTCTGCGATATCAATAGGTCTATTATTAGTACATACCGTATCGTCTGGAATCCATACTTCAGGGGCGTCAACCCACATATTAAGATTTTTAGTACAAAAAGCTGCAAGCGTGCTTCCCCCTTTTAGCTTTGCATCTTCAAATTCTGAACGCATATAATTCTCACCGAGTGATACTCCGAGATTCGGGTTAACTTTTCGCCATGTTTTTGGATCATCCCATCTATCGCTATCATCTGGACAAAAAAGCATGATAAAGTGGTTGTTTTGTATGGGGACTTCTCCTTTCATCATTTTTTTCATTAGTTCTATGTCAGAAAAATAAGGTAAGGAAGTATCGGTTCCTGCTGTTGATATGGAAAAGATAAGAGGTTGCCTTCTTGCTCCCATACCTGTTTTTATAACGTCAAGTATCTCATATGTCTTCCAAGCATGTAATTCATCACATATTGCAAAGTGCGGGTTTAAACCATCTTTATTTTTCGTATCTTTCGAAAGGGGTTTGAAAGATGCTGATCCATCAGGAAAAACAATTGATCCTGTATATATCTTAACCTCTTCTTCGAATATACTTTTTGAAATTATATGTTTAGCTGTATCAAAGCATATACGTGCTTGTTCTTTGTCAACAGCTGCTGCATATATTTCTGCTCCAGGTTCGTTATCAAGCAATAGGCCGAAAAGTGCTATTAATGCTGCAAACGTGGTCTTTCCATTTTTCCTTGGCACATAGATATCTGCATAGTTATAACGTCGCATATTGTCGTCTTTCCGTTTCCACCCGAAGATATTTGCTGCTATGAAAAGCTGCCAATCTTCTAATTCTATCGGTTCTCCTGCTTTATCTCCCTTGAAATGATGACACTGTTTTGCAAAGGCATAAAAAAGATTTACAGGTTTGTTGTCGAACCATATATCATCCCGTTTCTTATCGTCAAACCATCTTTTCACAGCAAATCGTATCATCTCGCAAGAAAGGATTTCGCCAGTTCTTATACAATTTGCATAATGATCAACTTTATTGATTATCGACTTCATTTAAAAAAATCGTTAATGGATTATCTTTGTTGTTATCGGGAGCTTTAAGTTTCTGCCTGTCGAAAGGAGTAAATCCGAATTTTGCTCCGATATCGATTATATCTCTTCGTGCGTCACGTCTCATTTTTACGGCAGGATTTGCTATAATGTTGCCTTGTGCTGTTGTCAGTAGTACACCTTTGTCTTCGACAAGTTTATCCATTTTCCAGAATTCATCCCAAGTCTGAGAATAAAGTATAAGCGCTTTCAAGTCTTCTTTGAAAAGACGGTCATGATTTGCAAGCATATTGCAATTGCTGAGATATAGCATCTTAGCCCGTCTACTAAGCTCGTCATATCCCGACATCGCTGAATATGTCCTATTGGATACCATCGGTATTCCAGCTATCATTCCGTTATTGTTCCTATCTCTTCTTTTTGTCCCACGTAGGGATTTTATTTCATCAGAATCTTTTTTCCTTCCCATTTTCACGAACCTTATTATAGTATCTGATACTTACCTAAAGTATATCACTGTATATTTTCATACTTTTGATTTCCCAAAATTTTGACATCGCGTGAAGAAATTTGGGGTGTGGTCTCAAATTTATTGCCTCTCAGAGATTTAGCCCCCCTACCCTTTGCGAGGGTGTATCCTGCGCCATTTTTCTATAACCTTTTTATCCCTGTTGCCCTTTGATGCGTTACACTCTGCACATAGCGATTGAAGATTATTCTGATCAAAAAAATTTTCGCAGATCGGATACGGTATGATATGATCTGTAACTTCCGCTTCCTTTATGATACCGCGCTGCTTGCATTCTTCGCATAAAGGGTGAGACTTACGCCACTCTTTTGACAGTCTAGTCCAGCGCGCAGAATGATACATATCTGCAGAACGTTCTCTTGAATAATTTTTTTGATTGCGCTCCTTATGTATTACTACATCCCAAGCAAGGTTCATTACTTCTCCTCCTTAGCCTTTTTGTTGAGAGTCTTCAATGTTTTCAAGGCAGCAGCAAAATCCCTTACGCCCTTGCCGAGATCGTTGATGTTTAACACTGTATTCATATTCTTAATTGTTTGTTTTTTGGATCTCATGTCTCTTCTAGAAGGAAAAGCGGCTCCGAACTTGACATCACAGACTATCGCTTGCTCCGCATAAAATAAAACTGCTTCCGGTTCTCCGCATGGAGTAATCGTATCCGATTCTCCTCCAAATTCACATATCGTGCGATGATAGAAAAAGAATGCGCCTTTCGTTGTTTTATAAAGCTCCGTGAACTTCGTGCACCTGCCTATATTAAAATAACCGCCAAAGCAAATTCTTGTCGCTGTTTTCGTGTTGTACCTTTTATGATTTATAATCTTTTCCATAACTTTTTATTTATCAATAAGATAATGATTAACTGCACTCGCGAATTCCTCAAAACTCCGACAAACGACATACAAATAGCCGAACTCCTCAACGGATTTCTGCCAATTTTTCTGCGCTTCAGATTGCCTGCCGGTGGAAGTTTTCATTTCGATGCAAAGGGCATGAAAGCCACATGAAGGCACAAGAAGTAGCAAATCAGACACTCCCGGCATTACGCCCTCAACCCTCATAATAGCCGCCTCAACCTTGCGTCTGCCGCCGCCGTTGGGCACGGCGAACAGCAACCAGGACAATTTCGGATATTGAAGCCTGAACCAGGTCACGCAAGACTGTTGTAAATTGCTTTCTATATGTCTCATAATGTTTATGCTGTTTTTGTTTTTTTTTCACTTAATGATAAATAGAGGGCTTCGCATAAGGCGCAGGCCATATGAGTTTCTACCGCATTGCCAATATATTTTTTTTGATCCGACTGCGTTCCCTTGAGGATGTAGTCGGAAGGAAAGCCCATTATCCTCTTTAGTTCCGGAATTCTCAACATGCGCATCCTGACATCAATCAATCCGTACAGTGACATGAAGTCCTTAATCTTGACGGTCATCGGGCTGTCAGTATTGTAAATCGCAATAGCGAACTTCCCTTGTTTTCCTTGATGTTTTCTTGTTTTAAATATTATGGATACCATTCTTCATCCGGAAAATCTTTAGCATCAATAACAATATGACTTACCGAGGCTATTTCGGAAGGGCAAAAACAATAGTCCTTCAAAAATTCAAGAAATCCACCTTTGCATTGATAAGGAGAATACTCCTCTTTAGTCAATATTAAAGTATTGTATTCGTGAAATTCTATCTTAACGACAGGTATCTTTTTCATTTCGCTCAGATTCTTATTGAACATATGCTGTAAACAAAATTATCAATCACGTTCCTTCTCGAGCAGGTCCGTGTCGTCATCTTTGCTCCGTCCATTGTCAACGTCATCAGGCCTGTCTGCGTGTTATATGATAATAGCAGTCTTTCATTAACGCGAATGTGCCCAGAGTGATCGAATTCCGGCAATTTTGCATGGACCGGTGACGTGCGTGCGATGAATTCCAGGCCGCCAAGTCTCAACGCCTCCTGCCTTATGCCAACTGCAACCGGCGTGTATGTTTGATACTGTAGTGATTTGTCGACATATCGGAACCCAAGATCGCGATGTCGCATATAAAGCGACATCTTAAGTCGGCGAGGTAATATTATGCAATGATCTGTCATGATTTTATTAATTCGTTTGTTTGTTTGAGGGAATGACCGGATTCGAACCGGTGTCTGCTGTTTGATAATTAATTAAAAGCGCATCACTGCGTAAACACCAAATAAATTAATACAACCTAATGATTTTATAGAAACTGCTCTAACCGCTAAGCTACATTCCCTTGTTTTCAAAACAACTTTGGCAAGTCCTGTAACTCCTTAAGAGTTCCTACCCTCATGAGCTCCTTATCCACCTTACTCTCAAGCTTATAAAGCCTCATTTTGTCTCCTATAGTCATGGCGTTGCTGTTCTTGCGCTGCATCTGCCTCATTTGCTTTACTATTTCATAAAAATCACGTATCTGCATTTTTTAATATTTTATATTACCTTTCTTTTGTCCTGATCCCTAATTTCGTCCACTTTGCGGCAGAAAAAGTTAAATAGTAGAATTCTCTTGCATTCATCTGCAATCCCACCAACTTTCGAATTCGAAATTGTTTCGTTCATAGCGTCTCTGATCCAAGCATTTTTCCGAGTATTTCTTATGATGGATTTTGCTTTCAGTTCAGTTGCTTTTAGCTCATTTGTACCCGGTGCAGTAATAGAACCACGACGGCGAAGATAGTCGTAGACAATCGAGTGTATGTGTGTGCCGGTAATATATTCGGGAAGTTTGCCAGTATCTCTGAAACAATTCCAGCTTTCAACCGCCAGCCTCTGACCTGCTGCATCATTGATCTTTTCGAGTGATTCCTCGGATAAGGTCGGCAATATCTGCCGCCGCTTTCCAAATTCTGCCGATATGGCAGCCTTGCGTTCCGGTGATGAGAAATATGCCTTACACCAAAGAACTAGCGTGACGGCATTAATACCGAAATACTCTCCGTATTCTCCATATACTCCTGAATCAAGTGCTATCGACACTTCAGGTATTGTCATAGACGGGATTTCTAATGAAAGAAACTTATCAAGCTCAGATGATATAACCGTTATGTCCTCAGCTGCTGGTGTCTGGCCCTTCTTTGTGAAACATGATGACACTTCTGTTGCAAGCATTTCAAGTCTCTGCATCTTATCGATCGAACCGATATGCTCCGATTTTGCCGCCATAATCATTATTTCTTGATTCATGATGATCTCAATTTTACAAATTTTCTATTCTCCTCAACATTCTCTTTGCTTCCTCTCCTGCATCATATGCTGCCTTGGCCTTGCTGGGAACCCTGACCAACCTTCCTGACATTCTTTCGTCATCGCGCTTCTTCCAAGTTGCAAGCCGTCCCTCCAGAGACCATGTCTTCTCAAGCTCGCAACGCATCTTGGTGCCGGACCGGTTCGTTTCGGTCCAGTAGTCGCAGAATGCATTCAGCATGGTTGCGCAGTATTTGTCCGCCAGGGCGGAGACCTTTGCACGGAATTCGGCTTGCCTCTGACCGACAGGCTTTCCGATTTTATGGACAGAAGTCTCCGCGTTAGACGGATTCGTTGTCATAGGGGCGTAAGCCCCGAACTTTTCTTCTTTTTCTTTACCTACCTTTAGGTAGGTTTCTTTTATATCTTCTTTTTGGCTTTGGCTTTGGCTTTGGCTTTGGTTGGCATCCATTTGTAACTTTTGTATACAATTGCCTGCATTTGTATACTTTTGCTTATTTTGCATATCAGTGTTTGCATCGTTACCGTTGACAAACTTTGAAACCGCATATCTGCTATTTGCAGCCGCACGGCGCTTCTCCACGATGCTTGCGTACCTCTCGGAATCCCTGCGGAACTGAAGAGCCATGCTCTGGTAGAGCACCCTGACCGCCTGGTCTTCCGTGTTCCGGGCTATCTCCGCCTCATCACCCGACATGAAGGCGGTAATTGCCCTGAAAATGCACGCTATTTGCCTGTCGTTGAATTCGGAACAGGCTAGAGCGGCGCTGTCGAGATGTAATGCTATGTAACTTAGGTTTGACATTTCAGGATGTTTTAATCGGAACGTCTGATTGAGAGAGCCTCAATGCGGTTGTACCATTTGTTATTGTAATTTATGGCATATATGCAGCCCTCGATATCCACATTATCACCCATATCTAGGGCTTCTACATTGTCCGCAATGAGGCCCTTGGCTGTCAAAGATATGTTGTCCTCGTATCGACCATCCGGCACAGTGCATACGAAGTCAATTAACCTCCATCCCTTCCCGTTTTTTGAAACGCCTTCCTTTGCAGCGGAGACTTCGGCAACTTTGCCGCTGAACTTGAATTTTATCATAATGATTTAATTTAAACTTGTTTGCAAATAAAAAGAGAGAATACGCTGAAATTATCATTTACGGAATCGCCCACTGAAGCATTCCAGTGCCTTCGCTTTGTCGAAGAGAATAGTTCTTCCATATTGAAAGGTTGCGTCCTTGAATATGCCCTTCGACTTGAGTTCCGATACCAGCGATTTTGAGCATTGGAGGTATTCTGCAAGCCCCTTTATCCCCCTTACCGTGTGTGGCGCCTCGTCTTGATTGAAGTCCATAACGGTAACATCCTTCCTTGCGTACCGAATGCGACTGTCTATGAAGTCGCGCAGATCAGCGATCGTGAGGTCTATCAGCCTCTTGTCTTCAGGTATTTTCATCCTTTCGCTCCCTCCTCTGAGTCAAGCCCTGAATATGCCTTCGATATGAGGCAGAAAGCCACTAGGATCGCGACATATATTGCGATCCATGCGATGAGCTTTCCCGTTCCCTCTCCAGGCTCAGAGAATAGCGCTGGGAAAAGGACTGCCGCAGCAACGGTGAGCAGCGTTTTTTTCGTCTTGTTTTTCATGGCTATTCGTATTGAATTGTGAGTCCACCCGATTCGTGCCCACGCCTCTGCGCTCTCCTATTCATTGTAGATTTGTTTTGACTGTTCAGGTGCCGCTCCCCATGGATCCTCAACGCCGTATTTCGCGAAAATGCTATTCACCACCATAACATCGTCGAACGTATAGTTCACGCTTCCGGAACGCCTGTCGCGATAGGCGCGGTCGGTAGTTATGTTAAGGGCCTGCATTATCTCGGTCTTCACCAAACCGATCTTCCCGGATGGAATAAGGGCCAATCCCTTGAAAAACATGCGGTTTTGTCCTTTTGATTTAATCATAAATGTTTACTATTTTTGTTCACGGAGCTAATAATTACCTTTGTGGTGTTCATTGGTTCCGATGCAAATATAGAAGTTATTTCTATATTTTCAAATATAATTTGAAGTTATTTCTATATTTATGACAAGAAAAATAGAAAGATTCGATAAATACATGATTTATAAGGGATTAAATGACAATAAAGTCACAATAAATCTTGCTTTATCAATAGGTACACTTGGAAAATCAAGAAAAGAAGGGAGAGACTTATCATCAAGAGTTGTAGAAAAGATATTGAACTTCTATACTGATTTGAATCCAAGTTGGCTAATTGCTGGCGATGGAAATATGTTGATTGAAGGCAATGATTGTAAATCCTCAGCGGACAAATTGCTTACCGGGAAGATAATTCCATTTTATGATGCAGATGTTGCTGCAGGCACTCAATATGGAATGGATATGACTGCTATTTGCAATGCGGAAACAATGATAGAGATTGGTGGCTTTTTAAAAGATAGTGAATGCGCCCTGAGGGTATATGGCAATTCTATGGTACCGAATTATCCAGCTGGATGCATAATTGGATTACGAAGACTATACGACAGCTTTATAGAACCCGGAGCACCTTATGTAATAGAAACGGCATCAAATAGATATCTTAAAAGGCTTTACAACGGACATGACAATAAAACATATAGATGTGTCAGTGATAATAATATGATTCACGATGCTGGTCCCATGAAAGGGGAGCTTTATTATCAGGACTTTTTTATTCCAATTTCTGAAATCAAAAGCATATATAGGGTCGTAGGAGTAATAAAAAGAAATATACTATGAAAAGACTAATAACCATAATTATCATGTTGTCAATGATATTACAGGGAGTTTTTGCGCAAACATACAAACACAACTCTTACAATATGTCGATCAATGAGCTGCAGGATTCATTGGTGGCTTGCAAAAATAAGGGAGACAAAGCCAAGGTCAAGGCCATAAACAAAAAAATAAGAGAGCTGAAAGACAAAGAAAATGCCGCATTGAGAGACAAAATAGGATCATACGCGGTTGATCTTATGACTGATTTGGAATCACGGGCAAGCGCGGTCGATACAATCGTGCATATATTGTATAAAAACGGATTTAGCATTGATGAAATAGGTAAGCAATCATATTATATCAGGACCGGGAAAAAGAACATGACTTCATTTTCAAATCATGCACGGGAATATTATATGAAATTCACAATTGTTAATGATGGAGATAAAGTCAAAGTAACCGTTATGTCATATCTGGTCGACAATATTGGATTTGTTTCAAGTGGCGTGATATCGGAACCTTCTGACTTGCTGATGAAATATAAAAATAACGGAGCTTTCGTGAATGACGAAATTTTCGAGATCATGGAAAAGGTCGCGATGCAGATACCGCACATATCGTATAGCTACATCAAATAATGTCAGCAAAATACACTATATCCTGCGCACTCGTAAAGCCTGACAAGTATGGTGCGCTGCTGCAGATAAGGATAAAATGGAATGGGAATGTCGTGGCAATGAACACGGGGCATCGAGTGAATCAAAATAAGTTCGATCGCGAGGAAATGAGATGCAAGCGCGGAAGCTCACATGGCAAGCGATTGGAGCCGTCTTCAACTATAAATGCCGACATCGAGAGAATTGAGGCTGCTGCTGCTACGCTTTTCACTAGATATGATTCTGATGGACGAAGCCCATTGCCCGACAATCTGAGAAGCGAAATGAAGAAGATGCTGGGCAAGGAAGACCGGCACGGCACCACATCCATGATGGATGATATTGACGAATTTGTCAGATCGGAGAGCCTCACCAACGGGTGGTGCGAGAGCACCGTCGGTAAGTTCGAAACACTGAAGGCGCACCTATGCGCGTTCCATCCGAACCTCAACTATTCCGACATAACCGACACTTTTCTTTCCGATTACCTTGACTACATAATCGAGACATGCGGCCTCAGGAATTCCAGCGCACTCAAGCATCTTGCTCTTTTCCGCTGGTTCCTGCGGTGGGCCGTGAAGAGAGGTGCTAGGGTGCCGGCCGACTTCATGGATTTCAGGCCACGGCTCCGCAGCTCCGATAACCAAGTGGTTTTCCTCAACTGGGAGGAACTCATGAGGGTTTACAACTTTGAAGGCCTCATAGGGTCGTTGGATCGTGTCCGTGACGTATTCTGTTTTTGCGCCTTCACGAGCCTGCGATATTCCGACGTGGCGAACCTCAAGCTTTCCGACATTTCCGAAGACTGCATCCGGATCACAACTGTCAAGACCGGCGATTACCTGACTATCGACCTCAACAAGTATAGTAGGGCTATATTGGACAAATACAGGGATTACGCAAAGATATATGGCAAGCCGCTCCCGGTGATCAGCAACCAGAAGATGAACGACTATCTGAAGAAGCTCATGAAAAGGTGCGGAATAGACACACCGATAACGAGGACAATATTCAGGGGCAGTCAGAGAACCGATATCACGCTACCGAAATACAACCTTGTTGGAACGCATACTGCAAGGCGCACGTTCATATGTAATGCGCTTTCACTAGGAATTCCTCCACAGATAGTAATGAAATGGACGGGGCATTCCGACTATAAGTCAATGAAGCCCTATATCGACATCGCTGACAACGAGAGAAAAAGGGCAATGGCTCTATTTGATAAAAGAAAGTAGTGTCCCTTTTTGAAAAGGGGCACTAAAAACGGTGTTTTTCCACGGATTTGCATGGTATCGGATGAAATCAAAATCACAGAACACATCAATCAGTATACTTCCGTGGGCTTCTATGTATAAATGTGAGCTTCAAGTTGCAGTCCCTCACTCTCCGCAAACAGCAAAAAGCTTGAGCTCTTGAGCTCAGGCTTTTTTCGTATCTGGCGCGCAAGCTTGCTTGCAAGCGCAAAGATACAGAAAAGCCGTAGTCAGCGAAGCTGACAAGCTATTTGACTGCTTGCAAGGACGCTTCCGGCAGGACAAGGGAAGAGGCTCGCGAAGCGAGGCTAATCCCTCACTCTCCGCTTCGAAGAGCTGGTAGCTTTGCTGCCGGCTCTTTTTCGCTTCAAGTTCGGGATACGCTCGAAAGTATAATGGTCCTAATAAAGGATAACATTATAGTTGCCATCTATCCCCGTTTGGAAGTAAAGGTATAAGACCCTCGGCTCCTGGGAAGGCAACTCTGTTTACTTGGGGAAGGAAAGGAATGTTTTGGCTTGAATTAGAGCAAAATATGTATCTTTGATGCTTGAATCGTAATTCAATCGCAGTATGGAAGACTTAAAAGAATTAAAGAAGGAACTCACCCTAGATTTCCAAACAAAGAAAGATAAATGGAAAGATTACTTCCAAGGAATTGCAAAAAACTTGATGAATAACTATATGTCATTGAGAAGGGTAAGGTAAAATATTATTTCGCGGAAATAAGTCCTATTCCCGATGCAAGCCATCGGAGAATGGGACTTAAATTTGTTATAGCAAGTGGCCTGTTTTTTCATTTTGTCGGCATTTTATCCAAAATTATTGTCGTAATGGATAAAAAAAACTATTTTTGTGCAGTATAAAATCAATTCTGTATGAAAAATATAGTTTTGCAGCAGAAACATGAGTTCCAGTACTTAGTCTCTCTGACATATCAGAAGCGCCATGTGCGTGAAGACCTTACGCCTTACATCGATTCAAATGTCATCAAGCTGATCACAGGTCCAAGGCGGGCAGGTAAGTCTGTGTTCGCTTTGCAAATGCTTAAGGGAAGGAACGCCGCTTATTTGAACTTTGATGATTCAGGTTTGCTTGACAATTTTGATGAGGATGCGGTGATGCAGGCTCTTGCAGAGGTTTATCCGAATTACACTCATCTTATCCTTGACGAGGTGCAGAATCTAGACTCTTGGGATATCTGGGTCGGTAAGCTCAAGCGCAGAGGTGTAAACTTGGTGATTACAGGATCAAATGCAAGAATGCTTTCGAGCGAGATGGCAACGGTCCTTACAGGCCGATATGTTGAGATAAAGATGCTTCCTTTCTCAATGGCCGAATGTATGGAATACCGATCTGTCAATATCCATCCGCAGTTGCCAGCAGAGAAAGCGGAACTGATGCTGGAAGCAGACAATTACATGCGAAGTGGCGGATTTCCTGAGATAACCAAGACACGTGGTATAGCGAAGAGTTATATCGGTTCTCTTTTCGATTCTATAATTCTGAAGGATGTGGCTCAAAGGCATAAGATCAGGAAGACTCAGGAGCTGTATAATCTCGCGGACTATCTGATTTCTAATTATTGCAATCAGCTTTCGTACAATGAGATAGCAGAAAGCCTCGGAATGGGTAGTGTGACCACTGTAAAGAAGTATTGCGACTTCCTTACTGAGCCTTATCTGTTCTTCTATCTTCCTCGATACAATAATAAGTTGAAGGAGATGAGGAAGGCTCCTAAAAAGATATATGTGGTAGATAATGGTTTTGTATTGGCGCGTTCATTCGAGCTGTCGGCCAATTCAGGAAGGCAGATGGAAAATATGGTATTCGTGGAGCTGCTAAGAAGAGGGTATGATCTGAAAAACAGTCTGTTCTATTTCCGTTCAAAGAATGATCGTGAGATAGACTTTGTGACTCGAGAAGGTAATAAAGTAACTTCATTGATACAGGTCTCTTATGAGATTTCCAGTCCTAAGACCAGAGAACGGGAGTTGAAGGCGTTTGTGGATGGTGTTAACGAGTTGAAATGTAACAACCTTATTCTGATTACTTGGGATACCAAGGAGACGATAGAATATAAAGGTCATATGATCGAGGCTATTCCAATCACTGAGTGGTTGCTGAAATAACACATCTATAATAATATACAAAAACAGCAGGACACCTTTATTATATATAAGGCATCCTGTTGTTTGGCTTTGTGTGGGTTTCGTGGGGGCTGTGTTGCGATGTTAATCAGTTCATCGGCTGAAGAGTTTATGGTACTGTCAACCATTACCGTTCTCATGAAACGGCATACATGTATATCGCTCATTAGTAATACATTATTGAATTAGTGATATGAAGTGATTGGGCGAAATTAAAGCCCACTATCCCTAGGAATGTGAGTTTGTATCACTTGGCGACGAATGAATCTTCTTATATATTGCGGTGCGAAAGTATTAAAGTCCTATTACTATCCCAATAGGTAGCAAATAATCGATTAATAGTGAGATTATGTACTGGAAAAATTTTTGTGTCGATAATAATCTGCCATGAAAACCATATGCAACGACTATTTGCCAAAATTTTTAAAGCTAATAGTGAAATGCGCCAAAGTAATGCCCAGTCTAGAATAATTGAAATCATCGCGGTGGTAAGCGTATTTTCTCGTCATTTAAGCCCTTAGAATAGAAAATTATCATTAAATTTGAGAGTTAAATTAGTAAGATTATAGACTGTGGTATAGGGTTGCTGACAGAAATGGCCTACAGGCGGTGCTGTATGAAACAAAAGGCTACTAATAGAAACGCAAAATGATTAATAAGCAGGAACTGATAAGTAAAATCCAATCGATTGACGGATTGAGTAACGAGGAACGGTCATCTTTGATTGAATTACTACGCACTCGCAAGAAGTACGGCCTTGTGTGGGAGGAAAAACCCGAAGACGTAGAGGATAAGCTTCGCGATGAATTGCCTGTGTTCAAAGAAGTAAAGGAACGCGCTATTATCAGTGACGACCCTGATGCACCAAACCATATCCTTATCGAAGGTGATAATCTGCATGCCTTGACAGCTCTTACTTATACTCATAGTGGAAAG